CTGTACTTCTTCTGGCAAATCCTGAAAGTTACCGAATAATTGTTCGCACTCGTCAATCGTAATCTGGATGTCTTTGTCAAATAATTCATTGACTCGTTCTTCTGATACTGGTGTACCAACTGGCTTACCATACTCTTCATCCCACTCGTTTATGAGGTGACCAATTCCTAGCGTGGGTAGGTTAAGGTGGTCTAAATAAATAGAATTTACACAGCCCTCATCAATTTTAAGTGTGTTTCTTAATTGTTCTATGTTCATACTGTCCTTCTTGTTCTCTGTGCTATGGCTATATCAGATGGATTTAATCCTAATGAAAAAGCATTAGCAGGGTTAGATATATCTACACCAGCCAACTGTGTTCCTCCTGCTGGAGGTGCAATATTTGGAGCAGATGCTACATTTCTTACTTGGTTTACTCCTGTTCTGGCTTGGTTAATGGCTGGTTGAAGTTGTTGAACACCACTTCTAATTTGATCTTTAATACCAGAGCTTTCTAAAACTGCATCAACTTGACTCTCTGCTTCATCTATTATGTTGTCTAATGTTTGACCAGTTGATTGACTTAAAGATTTACCAATTATAGATCCCAGACTTCTTGCTCTATCTTCTGGTCTTTTAAATTGTTTTAGTGTTATTCCATTATATTGAGCTATGATGTCATCATAATAACTTTGTGATAACATTCTATTACCTAATACAGTAAACTTAGCTAGTTTACCTAAATTTTGAAATGGAGAAGCAGCTATATTAGCGGCAACAAGGTCACCACCTTCGGCAGCTCTTGCATTAAATTTAAGTATTTTACCAAACTTCTCCATGCTTTCACCAACACCCTCTGGAAAAATTGTTCGTAGTTTACCATCGGCTGCTGCATCTAATATTCTATCTGCAAAAGCATTCAAAGATTTACCATCTGTCATAACTGACTCACCAAAGTCATCAATCATGCTATTTATATAATACGATCTAATTTTTTGTAATGAAGCATCATCTTGTCTTGAAGCAAAGTAATTGATTATTGGTCTAATTTCAGAGTTTTTAGTTTGCTTTTGCACCATAAACCTTGAGGCTTCTAATGGATCTAAATCTAGTGTTTCGTCTTGTAACTTGCTAATAATTCTATTTCGTTGTTCTCTAGCGAGTGTTTTTTGAGTATCAGCCAAATCTTTTAACTTATCTCTTAATCCAGTTATGCTTTCAGTGCTACCTCTTCCCACAGCATCTCTATATTGATCTAAAACACTTCTAGCTTGCAAACCTGATATTTTAACACCACCTATTTCGTCAGCTAATTTTAAAATTTCATCTGTTTTATCACCAAACAATGCTTTAGCTGTTGTGCCTAGACCTCTGACAGCTTGAGCAAATTTAGCTCCGTTAAAATCTTTGACATTCTTAAAGTTTTTTATGCCCGATGTTTCAATAGCATTTTCTAAAAATTGATTAGCTGCTCTTGCAGTAAATTCGTCTGCAAGATCATCTCCTGTTTTCCCACCAACTGTACCACCATAGTCTCTTAGAAATTCTGTTGCTCTTTGTAAAAATTGTGGATTGTTTGCTTTTACTACATTTTTGTATATGTCAATATTCATAGGAGCTTTATCTATTTCGCCAGGCAATGTCCTATAGTTACTTAAATTTTTAATTGCTTGAGAAGCTTCTAAGTCTTCTAATATACTTTTACCTAAAAAGTATTCTGCTTGCGCTCCTTTTAAAGCTTTTCCAGCATTCCTAAATTTGTTTGTTGTAGTCGTACTACCTAACCTTCCAGATAAATCTCTAAACAATTGACTATTTTCATCACCCATTTGTTTAAACATAGTATCTATTTCGTCAAGTAAACCTGTGCCATTTACGTTTACGAGTTCTTGTTTAACAGTATCATTAGAACTCATTCTTAAATCACTCAAAGTTTTTCTTAAATTATAAAGTTGATTAAAAGACACAGCTTTAGTTAGTCCATCATCTAATTTACCACCAATGCTTTCAAATTGACTTAATATGTCTCTAAAAGCTGCACCATCTGGATCTTTCGATCCTGCTATTTGTGGAGCATAATCACTTTTAATTCTTTTTAAATGATCAGTAAATTTATTTATGAACATTATTCCATTACGACCTAATCCAGCATCGTCACGGAGGATTTCATCTACAGCTCTAAATTTACCTGATATAAAAGTATCGAAGTTATCTGTGGCACTTTTAAATACTTCAAACAAATCATCATCAACAGCACCATTTTCGTCTGCTGCTTTTTTAAAAACACCAACTGCACCTCTCATTTGATCAATAATTTCTTTTTGTGCTTTTTTTTCTGCTTTAATTAACGCTTCGTTGTTATCTACCATACCACGTTTAAGTATTTGCCCAACGTCAACTGCGTCAGCACCTTCTAATCCAAACTTATCTTTATAAGCATCTATAGTTTGTCTAATCACATCGTTATTATTTTTTAAATGATCTGATGTTTTAAATATTTTTTCACCTATTGCTTGCACTCTTGCTACAATAGATGGTGCGCGGATAGCTGATAAAGTTGGCTTAATACCAAATCCACCACGAACAACTGTTCCATCATCTTTTGTTACAACACGACTGGTTGCAGCAATTTTTTCATCAGATGATAATTTTGCAAAATCATCTGGTTTGATTATATTGCCTGCTTCATCTATTGGTGGTGACGTTGAAAGACCTGCTGTATCTAGCTCCGTTGCTGTGAGATCCTTGCCAGGTGTAACACCACGTCTTACAGCCCTAAAAGCACCAGCAGCCAAACCGAATGTTAAATCACTAAAAAAACCTATCGCTGCTTCTTTACCCACATCACCAGCTATGTCTTTTATGTCTTGTTTTTGTACTCCAGCTAAAGCCTCACCTGCTTCTTCCACAGCTTGTCCACCACCTGCTCCTATACCAGCACCAATGGCAGCACCAACAATAGGGATAGGTATAGCCAACTGACCAGTTATAGCTCCACCTATACCACCAACTAACTCTGGAAGAATGCCTGCAAGATCAGAAAAATCATATCTACTAAAGCCTTCTTCATCAACAAGTATGTTTTTGTCTGTTTCCTGACCAAACTTAGATGCACCAGTGGGTGTAAGAGCTAATCTACCTCTATTATCTCTTAAAAAATCATCGTCACTAAGATCAAATTTACGAAGTATTGCATCTTCTTCTTCTTTTGTTTCAGCCACACTCAACGCAGAACGCAGAGCGTTGCTTTTGATGCCTGTGCTAGAATCGAACAATTGTTCTAACTTATCACCTGTTGTAGGTTCGTCTTTTGAAATATTTTGCCCTGCACCAGCTTTTCTTATAATGTTGTTTATCTGTATTGACTCTTCAATTGTAGGTTTATCACCTGCAATTGTTATGTTTACTTTACCTTGTGGTGTATTTAAAACTACTTTACCCATTTATCTCTTCGTCAAATCTATGTTAATAACACCATCTTCACCGACATTAAAATTGTAACTATTTTCTGTTCCTGTGCGTATAGCTTTTTCTATTATGTTCATAGTTTTATTATACTCGTCATCATTTCTAAAATTTTCTCTTCTAGAAAATGCAGTAAATTGACTTTCTAATGCTCTTTGTGGTGCAGAAAATATTGTTCTAAGTTCTTCTAATCTATTGATATTAGAACTTAAAGGTTGTGTTAGATCTATTTTAGCTACTAAAGCCTCAAGTCTTTTAATATCACCTTCAGAAACACCATTACCTGTTTCTTTTGTTAAAAACTTTTTGTATTGAGATATTAATCTTTGTTGAATTGCAGTTACTTTTTCTTCTGCACTAATATCTTTTTTGATTATTTCATCAATACCTTTTGAATAATCGGTATCACCAATACCAAGAGGTTTAAGAAATTTTTTAACTCTGTCACCTAACAATGTAAATGCCGTAGAGCCACCCTCTTGACCAACAGATTTAAGGATGTTTTGCATTTCAGTAATACTATTGTTTGCTTCTAAAACATTTACATACATATTAGCGTGTTTTTCTGCTTGTTGTACTGGTGCTAAAAACACTCTGTTTTTTGATCCAGTGACAAATGCTGTGTCTACTTTTAGAAAATTATTACCTTCAAGTGTTTGTGTAGTAACTTTACCCTTTGCATCTATGGGTTTCATGTTGTTTTCAAGTAACTTAATCTGCATATTGTTTTGATGTTTTAAATACTCTAATTGTTGTTTGTTTTTAAAGTCTCTAAACTCTTTAGACACTGCAGCTAAAGCAGTTCTTTTTTCTTTAGCTAAAGCTAGTGCAGCTTTTTGATCTGCTTTTTGTTCTTGTAGAGCATATTTACCAGCAGCTATTTGACCAGCTCTTGCTTCTTTTCTAGCTGCTTCAAATTTAGGTAATGCTTTTTCACCAGCACGTCCAACTTCACCAAGTATGTTTGATAAGTCAAAATCTTTACCTGCTCTATTTTGCATAAGAGCTAGACCTAATGCCATCAAAGCTGACCTGTTATCAGGCTCACCTGATATGTCTATGCCTGTAGCTTTTTCAAAATCTTTTTTGTAATCACTAAGTAATTTAACATCTGATCTATCTCTAGTAGCATCAGTTCCATACATTTGCTCTATTTCCTTCATAGCATCTTTAAATAATTCTGCTTGAGCATTTTGTTTTTTTACTTCAGGATCAGTGACTGCTTTAAGTTCTTCTTCTGTGTATGTATCTGTGTAATCAAGATCTTCATCAGGTGCTGACGCTATGTCAGTTTCTTTTTCTGCTGCAATTTTTGCTATTTGCGCTGTTGGATCTTGAAACAATGGAGAAGAGCTTTTGTCAACTCCAGATGTGTCTTCAACACTTTTATCTATACTTGGATCAATAGCAAATTCATCTACTTTAGGAGTGCCTGTATCTAAATCTTTTCTTAATTGAATAATTTGTTGATTTAAATCTGAGTCAATTCCACCAGCGACTTGACTTTTATCAAGATTTATAGAAGGAGTTACTGTTTGAGCTAATGGGTCAGTTATAACTTTTTTTGGATCGTCTACAACTTTAGTGCCTCCTCGTTTTTGTTGTAGCATTAACTGTGTAAACGGACCTACTTTTTCAGGTTGAAACTTTAGAAATTGTCTAGGTACGTTTAAAAACCTTTGATCTGTTAATGGATTTGGTTGTTTTGCCATATGACTACCCTATGCAGATTTAGTACCACCAAAAGGTGCAATCTGTGACAATGTAGTATAAGCACCAATACCTTGCAAGAATGGATTTGCACCAGGTGTTGTTGCTTGTTGGAACGTAGAAGGTATTGAAGCACTTGGCATACCTTGTAGTAAGTT